ATCGTCGAGGACACGGTAGCCCTGATGGGTCGGAGCCCGCTGGCTGAGAACGCCGATCTCCTGGTGGACGCGACCGGGGTCGGTGAGCCGGTGGTCGAGATCATGCGCGAACAGCACCTGCGGCCCATTCCCATCATCACGACCCCCGGCGCTCAGATGCGGGAGGTCTACACGAGCGTCGGTGAGTTGTTCCCGTGGGCGCCCCCCCACATCAAAGCCTTGCGGACGCTTCAGGAGATCCACGTCCCCAAGGCCGACCTGGTTGCCGCGGGTCAGCTCCTCGTGCAGCAGAGCCGCGTTCGAATCGTCCGGGGTGTTCGATGGGCTCAGGAGGCCCGGGAGCAGTTCAAACGCTTCAAGGGCAAGATCAACGAACGGACGAAGCACAAAGTCTACGAGGCGGAAACCGAAGAGGATCAGGACGACTTCGTGACCGCCTTTCTCCTGGGAGCGTGGTGGTTCACCTCCCAACGGACGCAGCAGGAGATCCCCGAGCAGCAAGTGGCCGCGGCCGAGTCCGCCGGGGATTGGAACCCCTATGATTTCTGGTAAGGAGCACGCCCATGGAAACGACTGAGATCCTCCGCGGGAAGCCGCGCATCAACAAGAAGAGCGTCGAGAAGCTGTACACGATCCGGGAGCAGGAGCTCGCCGACCGGAGGCGGTATGAGACTCTGTGGCAGGATATCGCGGGGAAGATCAACCCCTCAATGGCGGACTGGGACGATGAGCCGGCGGACAGCAGCGGCGGGCCTGTGCCCAGCTACGCGGATCTGTACGACAACACGGCGATTCGCGCTTCGGTGCGCCTGGCCGACGGGATTCAGGGGTACGCGTTCAGCCGCGGTGCTCCCTGGATGCGCCTGGCCCTCGAGGACGAAGAGCTGATGCAGCGGGAGGATGCCAAGGAGTGGCTGCAGCGCGCCGAGACCCACCTGTATCACAAGCTCAACCTGAGCACGTTCTACGAGGAGGGACGCACGTTCGTGCGCTGTGGGGGGGACTTCGGAACCGGCGTGATGTTCCGTCAAGACGATCCGGTGCGCGGGCTCCCGGTCTACCGGGTGCTGCATCTGAAGCGGGTCCTCCTCTTCGAGAGCCTGGCGGGAGAAGTGGATGGGCTGTTCCGCGACCTGTGGCTGCGCCCCTACGAAGCGGCTGCCCTGTTCGGAAAGGAGATGTTGCCCCAGCGGATCCAGGACGCCTACGAACAGGGCAGCACCCGTCGGTGGGCGTTCCAGCAGTTCATCTTTCCCCTGGACAAGTTCGATCTGGACATCGAGGCGCGGCAGACCAAGGGAATGCCCTACTACTCGCTCTATGTGGCCGACGCCGAGCATGACCATCCGATCCGAGAAGGCGGGTACGCGGTCCGGCCGTTCTTCGGGTGGCGGTGGAGCCGCAATGCGGACGGGGGCGTGTGGGGTGCGGATGCGCCCGGCATGATTGAGATCTCCAACGCCAAGCAGGCCAACGGCATGCGCAAAGACCTGAGCCGGATGCGGCAGTTGGCGGGGCGGACTCCTCTCGTCGCGACCGACGGCCTGCGGGGACGCATCAACCTCACGCCCCACGGCATCACCTACATTCGCCCAGGGGAGGCCTTCGGGCCGGCGCTGCAGCCCGGCAAGATCGAATCGGTTGCCGAGGACCTGAAGATGATTCAGGAATCGATCAACGAGAGCTACTACGCCAATCTCTTCTTGGTCCTCACACAGAACCTCGAGCGCATCAAAACCGCTACGGAAGTCGAGGGGATCAAGGGCGAACAGGCGGCGTTGATGACGGCCTTCTTCGGGCGGCTGTCGAACGAGTTCCTGGAGCCGGGGGTCGAGGACCTCTTCCGAGGCGAGCTGGAAACGGGCCGGCTGCCGCCGCTCCCGCGGTCGTTGCAGGGCAAGGAGCTCCAGGTGGATCTCATCTCCCCCTTGGCCCAGCTGCAAAAGCGGTATCTGCGGCTGGACACCACGCGCCAGTGGCTCAACGAACTGTTGGCCGTCGCCACGATCCAGCGCAAAGCGGGGGCGACCGACACGGTGCTGGACAACATCGATTTCAACGAATACGCGCGGGTCACCGAGGAGCTGTACCACGTGGACAAGCGCGCGGTCCGGGACATCCTGGACGTAGAGCGGATGCGAGCGGCCCGGGCCCAGCTGCGGGCGAAGATGCTCCAGCAGCAGATGCAGACCGAAGGCATGAAGGCCGGCGCGCAGGCCTACGGAGCGGCGGTGCATGCACCGGAGCCGGGCAGCCCGGCCGAGGCGTTGGTGGGTCCCGGGGGTCAGGGAACCCCGGAGTGACGGATCCGCTCACAGGTTCCCGAGCGGATTTCTGAGGAAGAAGCAGGAGTGCGGATGACGCCGGCAGAACGCAAGGAAACCGAGGCGAGGCTGACCCTGGAGGAACAAGACCGGATGGTGTTCCGGCGGGTGTTCCGAACGGGCGAAGGGGTTCAGGTCCTCACCTGGATCTTGAATGAGTGCGGGCACTGGGCGGGCGACCCGGCACAGGTCGTACCGGAGCTTCATGCGCTGGGCAACCGACTGCTGGGCAAGATGGGAGCGGTCCACGAGATGAACCTCTTCGAGCTCGCCGGGAAGTGCCTCGAGGCCGCCAACGACACGGACATTGCGGCACTGCGGGCCATGCTGCAGAAGGAGGACGAGGAGTGAACAAACCGAGAATCTACTGGGCCCCCGAGGGGGCAGGCGGAACCGAAGGGGATCCGGGAGCCCCTGAGGGCGACGGCGATCCCGAAGGCGGGACGGGCGGGACACCGGAGGGCCAGGAGTCGGTCGAGATCGCGTATCTGCCTCAGATCGCCCCGGACGTGCGCGAAGGCCTGAAAGGGCGCCTCCAGAAGTACCCCAAGATCACGGATCTGGCGAGGGCCGTGATCGATCAGGAGGACCGCCTCGCCCGGGCGGTGGTGGTCCCCGACATGGAGAATCCCGATCCGGAGGAGTTGAAGGCCTTCCGTGCGGCGCTGGGCCTACCGGCCAAACCCGAGGAGTACGACATCACCCTCGAGGGGATCGACGGCGGCGACGAGGCCGCCAAGGCACTCAAGGCTGCGGCGTTCAAGATGGGGCTGAGCAAGGCCCAGGCGGCGAAGTTCGGCACGGTCATCGCGAGGCTGGCGACCATCGGTCTGTCGAAGCAGAGCGAGGATCGGAAGAAGGCCGCCGAGACGTTCGAGGCCCGACTCCTGGAGGCGGTGGACAACGACCAGGCCAAGCGCGACGAGACGCTCAACCTCTTCAAGCGGTTCCTCGTGAAGCGCATGGGGGACGCCACGGTCATCAAGGAGCTGGCCGCCGCCGGCCTGGTGCACAACCCGGCCTTCGCGGTGAAGGCAGCGGAGATCGAGCGGTACTTCTCGGATGAACCCTTCGCCGAGGGTCGCCCGGATGCCACGGGCGCCGGGGGCAAGCAGGCTAAGGGAACCATGGGCGACTATTCGCCGGAGTTCCAGGAGCGATTCGGAGGGAAGAAGTAAATGAGTGATCCAGTCGCTGAAGAGAAGTGGAAGGCCGAGTCGGACGCCCACACCCTGGCACAGGCCATGATCATCATGGACGATCCCGAGCGACTGAAGAAGGCGCGCCGGGCTGCGAAGAAGCTGCTGGAGGATCAGATCGAACGGGCTGAGGAAGCCCAGGCCGAGCGCGACGCGCTGGTGCGACTGTCCGGCAAAGGGAGAATGGGCAGTTACTCGAAGAAGTTCAACGAGACCTACCCGTAGAGCACACGTAAGGAGGCCATGGATGGGATTTCTGGACGACGTACTGAAAGAGGTCAAGCCCGGGGAGGAAGCCGGCGAAGAACACCCCGAGGAGAAGCCGGGCGAAGAGGGCACCGAAGGGGAAGGCACCGACACTTCGGCCGAGTCGGGGGAAGCCGGAAAGAAGCGGATGCACGCGTACTCCCCCGAGTTCGAAGCGAAGTTCGGACAGCGTAAGGATTGACAATTCGGCATTGTCGGCCTTAGGTTCGACAGAGATACCGCGTTGCGGTAGGACAGCGGCCAACGCTGGACGCCGGAACGCGCCGAGAATAGACCTGCGCTGAAGCCGTCCCGCTGAAACCGGGCAGGAAGTAAGAGGGGACCTCCACCAGGGGACAGGACGGCGTACTCCATCACCAGTCAAGCCGCGCCATATCTCCATCCTCACTAGGAGACGACTATGGCGGTTATCACGGCCAACACGCCCCTCTCGCTGGCAGAGGCCAACAAACGAGCGGGGTACGACGATGCGGCTTCCGTCATTGCGGAACTGCAGCAGATGCACGACTTCCTCGATGAAGTCGTGTTCCTGCCGGCCACCCACGGAAGCTACAACAAGCAGCTCCAGGCAAAGCGTCTTGGGAAGGGGTCCTTCTCCAAGGCCAACGCGCCCGTGCCCGTAGTCTCCAGTTCGGCGGACCTGCTCACCGAGCCGGTCAAGCTGTACGAAGGGGACTCGCAGGTCGATGAGCGGGTGCTGCAGGGCGTCGAGGACGCCTACGCAGTCCGCGACTCCGAGGACGCGATGAACCTGGAGGGGATGATCCAGGACTGGATCTACAACCTCATCTACGCCAACGAGGGCGACACCCCGGACGCGTTCAAGAGCCTGTCGCGCCGGCGGGGCGCCCTGGGCACGGACAAGACCGTCTGGAGCCTCGGAGGCAGCGGCTCGGACCTGGCTTCGATCTACGTGTTCGAGTTCGGGAAGTCCGGGTTCTTCCTGGCGTACAACCGCAGCGGCACGCCCGGGATGCGGAACGAGGACCGCGGCCGGCACTACGTGCCCGCCCCCACGGGGAGCGGCAACATGTGGGCCTGGGTGCGGCACTACGAGATCTGGGCGGCCCTGGTCGAGCGCAACAGGCGGGCGCTCATGCGCCTGTGCAACATCGAGACCACCGGCTCTGCGAACAACTTCCTGGATGCCACGATCGGCCAGGGGATCGACGTGTTCATCAGCATGAAGAACTGGCTGCCCCGGGCCGGGCGGAACGCCGTCGCGTTCTGCAACCGGACCCTCAAGGGCCAGATCGACAACGCGGCCTACGCGAAGAGCAACGTCTACCTGTCGATCCGGGAAGTGCAGAACTACGGGCCGATCACCTTCATCGCCGGGATTCCGGTCCGGCTGATGGAGCCGCTCCTGGACACCGAATCGGCGGTGACGGCGTAGGAAGCGCGCAGGACGCGCGAGGAGCAAGAAGAGATGCGCGACGCACTCAACAGTTTCGGGAACATCAGCCTGGCGACCAAAGACACCGACGTCAAGAGCGCCGACGTTCTGAACTTCGAGGCCATCGGCAGCGGGGCCCGCTTCACCCAGCATCACACCGGCCTGATGGATGACGTCTACGTGGTCTTCAAGGCCGCAGCGGACTTCGAGGCCATCGACGGATTCATTCCCTTCATCGAGCAGGGCGATGCCGAGAGCGGGGGGGACATCACCTCGCCCACCAAGGTGGTCATCGGCCCGGAGATCACGGCGCCCAAGAAGGGGATCGTGGTCATGGTCCCGGTGCCCCCACAGCACAAGAAGTACATCCGAGCGGGCACCACTCCGAAGTCCACGGGCGTCTTCACGGCGAAGATCGTGGAGGCCTGGATCGAGTTCGGCCCGAACCTGCCGTAAGGCACGGGAGGACTTGAAGTCGTTAGCTGACTGTGCCCCCGGCTGGAGTCGGGGGCACCTTACCATTCGAGGAGGAACACGATGGCGAAGTATCTGTGTACCGAACGCTGCTTCGACTCGCAGCGGTGCGTGTCCTACTACGAGGACACGGTGTACGAGTTGGGGAAGACCGAGATCGCCCAACTCAAGAACAGCGGGCATTTCAAGCGCTTCCAGTCCATGCCGGTGGCGGAACCGCCGCAGGAGCCCGAACCGGAGGCGGAGGCCGGGAGGGCGGGCGGCAGGAAGGCCAAGGCCGAGGCCGAGAGGGAGTAGGCGCCCATGGCTGGCGTGACGTATCCGACCACCTGGACGGAGCTCTGCAACGCGGCGCTCAGCCGGCTGAACGTCGGGCAGATCAGCGATTTCGACACCGACGAGGGGAAACTCGCCGCGGCCTGCCGCGAGCACCTCGGCCCGCTGCTCGAGGAAATCCTCACCGGCTACGATTGGAACGGGCTGAGCACCCGGGCCGAGTTGCCCGAGAACGTGACCCCGCCCGCGTTCGGATACGCTCACGCCTTCGACCTTCCCGCCGATTTCATGCGGTTCTGCGGGGAAGACAGCCCGGAGATCGACACGGACGGCGCGTACCTGGTCGAGGGCAAACAGATCCTGACCGACGCCGAAGAGGTGTACATCCGCTATGTCTACCGTCCGACTGACCCGACGGATCTGCCCCGTTACCTCGTGCCGGCGGTCATCGCGGGCCTGGCGGCGGCGCTGTGCAAGCCCCTCACCTCCAGCGATGCACTCCTGGCGATCGTGCGGGACGAGTACAAGAATCCCACCCTCGGGGCGCTGGTGAAGGCCCAGGCGGCTGATGCGCGGCAGAGCCAGCAGCCCATTCCCAATCAGGCAGGCCACGTGTGGTATGACGAAGTGAGGTAGGCCGTGGCGAATGTGACGACCGTCGCCAACAGCTTTCTCGCCGGCGAGCTCGCCCCGCGGGCCGAAGGGGCGGTCAACACGGCCGTGTACAACGCGGGAGCACGGGTCTTCGAGAACCTGCTCCCCTTGCAGGTGGGGGGCTTTCGGCGGATGCCCGGGAGCTATTTCCTGGGCTACGGCTACAACCAGACCCCCAAGGCCCGGCTGATCTTCTGGCGTGGGGCGACCACTCGCTTCATGTGCGAGTTCACCAACACCAAGGTGCGCTTCTGGAAAGCCGACCACACCCTCTTCGGCGCGCCGCTCGTCCTGAGCACGACCTACATGGAGGCCCAGCTGTGGGCAATCCAGTACAAGAGCATCAAGGGCAAGCTCTGGCTGACCCATCCGAGCCATCCCCCACGGTACCTCGAGGAAGTCGCCGGAGTGCCCACCCTGACCACGCCCACGTTCACCGGAGACCGCACGTTCGACAGCGCGGACGACTATCCGGCCATCGTGGAGTTCGTGTCCGGGCGGCTGGGGCTGGGGGCGACGAACAACGAGCCGAATGCCCACTTCCTGAGCCGGGCCCCGGACGCCGCGGCCGGCACCGACCGATTCACGGACTTCACCCTCGGCGAGTTTGCCGATCATGCGGTCATCCTCAAGGAGTCCGAGGAGCGATTCCTGTGGATGGTCGCCCATCAGGCCATCCTTTCGGGCGGCATCAACTACACGTGGATGTCCGACGGGGCGATTCCCACGCCCACCACCTATGACCTGAACGTCATGGAGTACGGCGGGAGCGCGGCCGTGCAGGCCGTGGCCCTCGGGGCCTACGTGTTCTACCTCACCCGCGGCAACCCGGCCCTGCACATGGTCTACCTCGGGACCCGCGAAGAACCCATCGACCCGGAGGTCACCAAGTACTCCGACCACATCCTGCGGCCCGGGGTGGTGGAAATGACGGCCATGCTGCGACCGCAGCCGTACCTGTGGCTGGTGCGCAGCGACGGACAGCTGGTCTCCTGCACGATCGATACCGTGCTGCAGGAAGGGGCGACCGTGTTCGGCTGGGCGCGGCACAAGCCGGCCGACGGGGGGCTGATCGAGTCGGCCGAAGTCTTCCCGAGTGACGACGCCGAGGACGAGCTCTGGATGGTGGTGAAACGGGGTGCGAACCGGTGCATCGAGTATTCCGTGCTCACCGAGGACGGGGCCGACTTCAGTGAGGCGCACTACGTGGACAGTGGGCTGCGCAAGTCCTACGGCAGCCCCCAGACCACGATCACGGGTCTGGATCACCTGGAAGGCAAGGCGGTGGATGCGATCGGCGACGGGCAGTGGTTGCCCCGCAAGACCGTCGCGAGCGGACAAGTGACCTACGACACCGGGGTGAGCCTCATTCACATCGGGTTGCCGTACGCCTCGAGACTGCGGCCCCAGCGCCCCGAAGTGCCCTTGAATTTCACCTGGCAGGGGAAGCGCAAGCGGATCGAGCAAACGGTGCTCCGGCTGTACCGAACCTACGGCGGCAAGATCGGCCAAACCGAGACCAGCCTGGAAGCCCTGGAGTACCCGACCTACGGCCCGTACAGCGATGATCTGGAGGTGCCGGTGGCCGGCACGGTGGATACCGATGGCTCGTTCTGGCTGGTGCAAGACGATCCGTTCCCCATGAACTGCCTGGCGATGTTCACCCGGGTCGCGCTGATGGAGGGATAACATGTGGTTCTTCGCACTGCTCGCAATCGGACTGAGCGCGATCGGTCTGGGAATGAAAGCAGCACAGCAGAAGAAAGCCGAGCGGCTGCAAGTGGAGAGCGACATCCGAGACCTGGAAAGTCAGATCATCGACTGGGAGACCTCTTTGGGTGTGACCAAGACTCAGATCGCCGAAACCGAGTTCGGCATCAGCACCATGGAATTGGCTCTGGAGCGATTTCCCGGATACGCCGCCCTGGAACAGGAGAAGGTCGAAACGGCCGGCAAGCAACAGTATCAGGAGCTCATGCAGAACTTCGGGATGATGAACGTGCTCGCCGGGGCCACAGGCCGGGTGGGTACGGGCACCTCCATGCAGACCGTGGGCGCAGAGGCCCGCCAGAACGTGGCCGAGTTCGTGGGCGAAGATCTGGCCTTCGACACCGAGGGCGGCCTGTACGGCATGACCTGGGCCGAGCTGTTGAAGAACCTGGAGGCGGAAAGACAGAGCTATGAGGGGCAACTGGACGTCTACCAGACCTCTCTCGATCAACTGCTGGAAACCGAGGAAACTCTCACCGAGGCCATCAGCGAAGCGGAGTCGCAGCTGGAGGACTGGGAACAGGAGCTGGAGGATCTGACCAAACCCCCGTCAGGCGGCGGGCCTTCTGGAGGCGGCGTGACGCACGGGGGCGAAGGCAGCCCACGGTAGGAGCGGGACATGCCGATTGTATTGCCACAAGTCAGCTACGCACCGCTGTACCAAGCCACCCAACTGAAAGGCGGGGCCCGCCAGGCGCTGCACGGAGCCCAGTCTCTTGACCTGATCTCCCGGATCCGGGCTCTGCAGCGACAGCAGCGCACCACCGACACGGTGCTCGGAATCGCCAACCTGGTGCTCCAGCTGGGCAATACCGTGTACGGCATCTTCGAGCAGCAGCAGTTCGAGAAAGCCAAGGGGCAGATGCACGACCTGCGCCTCGACATGCAGCAGAAGGTTCAGACCTACATCGACAACAACCAACTCTCCTGGGAGACCGATGCGCAAGG